CAAATAGTTAAAATTTTCAAGTTTACAGTATGGATATTAAGTTATTATACCCTTGGCTCGTTAAACCAAACACATGGTTTCTTGACCCTGTATTCTCCCATTGCCCAGACCTTGAGTTAGTCTTGCCCTCGTGGCAGCCGACCATTGTTACTACGGGACTTCAAGTCTCTAGTACAGTTCTTTCTGCTCTGCCATCCCAAGGGATGACACGCCAGTTAGCTCTGCTGGAAAATCAAACAAGTTTTATTGCACAGACCCCCCCGCCTGTTGGTAGTTTACTCAACTCCCCACCGCCAGGGTGTGTCGGCAATTTACTGGACGGTAGTATTCCTAAAACCTCTCCCGTCGAATCGTCACACTGGAAGGCCATCTTGGCAGTCTCGTGCGTGACGATAGGCCTCCTTGCGCTCAGTACTGTCAACTGGCGTTCCTTGTTGTCTAGAGTTTTGCATAGAACTAAGAAACCTGCTCATGCAAGACCCGAAACGATACGTAACGCCTTTAATGACTTAGATATTATGCGTGCTAAACCTATGGAAGGCCATACACATCCCCTCGCCGCCGCCGATCGCTCTTCAGCAACGTTTTTCATTGAACGTTTGTCAGCTCTATCTGGTACTACTAATTATTATATACAAAGATCTAGAACTGATGAAAAGGCTGGCCGCTTGGGTTCCCGTGATTATTATTGGACTAAAGATGTTCATTGTGAGCCACATCGTTTTGAGGCTCCTGAGAACGCTATGTTCTGCATGGTTGACGTTGATCAATACATGAATATGCCGCATTTCCTTACTGAACATATGAGGCCCACTATCATTTACACGTTTCAGCCTTCTGCTGTCGCGAGAGTGTCTAAGAATTATTCCTACACTTTCAATGCCGACAACGAGGTTGATTATATCGTGACTGGTGGTGGTTCCTTTAAACATAAAGTTTGGAATTATAGTACCGACCATCTCATGGTTACCCGTAAATTCTTAGGTCTCCCTACACGTGTTACTGCTTATTTTGTAGATCGCAGGGCAACCTCAGAAGACCATGAGTTGATTATGCTAACCCCTGCTGGACGATGGACTGGTCTTTCAGCTATCCTTTACTATTATTTTATTTATGGTAGGAAGCTTGAGAGGCTAGCTGTCGCTCAGGATGGGTATCTTCGCCTGACTACAAAGTCATTAAATGGCGTACAGATATCCACTGGTAAGGTCGACACTCACTTAAGTGTGACTGTCCCCTCTACTGTGGATAATGCAATTGCCGGTATAGCTCGCACTTCTAAGTATGATCTTACTCTCCCACAAGTTCAAGCCTTAGTCCCTGGACCAAAGGAAAACTCGGTACCACTTTTAGAGTTTCATCTCTCAAAAGTAGCTTTTAAGCCTGATCAAGTGTGCCCTGTTCCTGAAGCTGTCCGTAGTTATCAATATTATCCTGAACGTTTTGACCCTAGTGCCAAACGTACCTTGAGAGCCTTTATGCAACCATTTGTTCACGGAGCTTTTGCTCCAGACCGATGTAAACAAAATGAAGAGGAATGTATTCGAGCACGGATTACTGCGGTGAAGCAGCCCGTTATCGAAATCAAACCTTTTCTATTTCATTGTATGAAGGAATTCGTTGAACGTTTCGTACCTGATGCTCACGCACTCCACCCCACTGACTACGATGAAGTTTTAGACCGTCAAAATCGGCCTAGCCAACGTCGTCTTTTGTGGTCGAGTATGAGCTTGCTACCTAAGCGAGTCATTACTATGTTTGGTAAAGCAGAGAGCTATGCTAATGTAAAACCACAACGTCCCATATCGATTATAAATCCAGTGGACAAACGTGAGTATTCTCGGTTTTTATATGCC